TGAATGATGCACAGAAGCACATCTTTACATCCAATCTACGGTATCAAATACTCCTTGATTCTGTACAAGGGCGTGGTCCTGGGCTTGCTTTTATCCCTTGGTGTTCATTGCCTGAACTTGAATCTGCAATGATTGCTTGGGAGTTCTTCGAGATGATTCACTCGAAGAGTTATACCCATATCATTAAGAACGTCTACAGCAATCCTGAAGAAGTTTTTGATACCATCCTGGACACTGAAGAGATCATCGCACGTGCTAAGTCTGTGACTGAAGCGTACGATGACTTCATCCAAGCAGCACAAGCGTGGGGATCAGGTCCTCTGTGGAAGCACCACCTTGATGGTGTTCCTATGGCAGGGTACGAACTGCGTGAACTTAAGCGTAAACTCTATCGTGCGATTGTTAATGTCAACATTCTGGAAGGCATTCGTTTCTATGTTTCTTTCGCGTGCTCGTTTGCTTTTGGCGAACTTAAGCTTATGGAAGGATCTGCTAAAATCATTTCTCTTATCGCCAGAGACGAGTCACAACATCTTGTACTTACACAAAACATTTTGAACAAGTGGGCTCAGGGTGATGACCCAGAGATGGTTGAGATTATGAAGGAAGAGAGGGGCAATGTTATCGAGATGTACAAACGTACAGTCGATGAAGAGAAGCAGTGGGCAGAGTATTTGTTTAGAGATGGATCTATGATCGGTCTCAATGCTAAACTGCTTGGACAGTACGTAGAGTGGGTTGCTAATCGTCGTATGAAAGCGATTGGTATTGATCCCATCTATGACATCCCTGCTAAGCACAACCCCCTGCCCTGGACAGAGCACTGGTTGAACTCCAAGGGTCAGCAGAACGCTCCTCAAGAGACCGAGATCGAATCGTACGTTGTCGGTGCTATCAAACAGGACGTTAAGGCAGACACGTTTGCAGGTTTCTCCCTTTAGTGCTATGATTCCATTGTCTGAGACCGCTGTAATACGCCGCCACCTTAGATTTCTTGGTCAAGTAAAACGCGAACTATCGCAAAGTAACGCTAAGAAACATAAAAGGAGGGGTAAAAAGCAGAGGAAACAGGCTAAATAGTGATGTGGTATCAATGAATACCATTTACGTTCATCACTACTATGCTCAGTTTCGTACTGGCATTGACCCTTGCCCATCATAATGACGGGTCACCCTACGGGTGGCATATGAGTTGTGAAAGGTTTCTACAAAGACGAATTGAAATCCAAATGGATCCCAACCTAGACCAACGGTCTAAGTGGAATCTCATAGGGTATCTTAAGTCAAAAGTAGAAGGTCAATGCGAGGGAACCTATACATAGAAGTGACGCAAGTAAGTCGCGGAACGGAGCGTTCATCCCAATGCTTGAATTTCTTCTGTACTCTAATATGATGTGTGCTGATGCTGATGCACTGATCCTCAGGATCAATGCAAACAGATCAGAACTCCCACCAAAAGTGGTAGTAGAGTTGGTAGAGACCGTAAAGGACTCTGTACCAGAATGCGAATTCTATTGGGACGCAAACGACTGAAGGAACGGAACACGGATCCCCGAAAGGGTTAAGGTGTAAAATCCATTCATTCAGGAGTAAACAAATGAACACACTTCAAATCATCAAGAAGCAGATCAACAAAGCTGCTGCACTTCACGACGCTCAAATTACTCACGCTGCCTATCGTGGTGTTGAGTATAAGACACGTTGTGTTGAAAGTAAGGAACTACACGGTACATTCTGCTATCGTGGTAAGACTTACACCAAGTGATCGCTATGTTAGCTCTACAAGTAGTTGGACTCACGTCCCTAGGTTGTGCAGCATTCATAGCAATGATCTATGGAGAACTTCTCTTACTACACAAAGTATGAGGAAGGGCAATGCTGAAGGTACGGTTTGAATACGACCTTCCAGAATATGACCCTGCTAAACACGATCCAGATAAAGTCTTCGGACTTTTAACGTACCGTGGTGTACATTATGCGAAGTGGATTAATCTTAAACCATTTCGTAATAAACACTGGAAGATCACAAAATAACGAAAGAGAGGGTTGTACCCTCTCTTTTTTTGTGCTATGCTAAATATCAATAACCATTTGGAGGATACGAACAATGAAGATCTTTCTCGACTGTTCTGATCCTGAGTTGGCAAAACCCGCTATAGATACGGGTCTTATTGATGGTATTACTACTAACCCATCCCTGATGCTTAAAGCAGGGAAGGATCCACTAGATGTCATCTACAAGTTCTCTGAGATGTTTTCTTGGAGTTGTTCAGTCTCAGCAGAAGTCGTTGGCAACACATCTGAAGAGATGCTGGCAATGGCAGTGGACTACTACCAGATTGCACCTAACGTGACAATCAAACTACCTTGCACAAAAGAAGGCTTACTTGCCTGTTCCGATCTCACAGCAGAAGGAATTACTACTAACATTACTCTCATCTTCTCTGCCGCTCAGGCGATCCTTGCTGCGAAAGCAGGGGCAACTTACGTCTCACCCTTTGTCGGCAGACTAAACGATAACTCTGTATCAGGAATCGAACTGGTACGTGCTATCTCTGGTCTCTATTCTATGCACGAGTACGATACAAATGTACTTGCAGCATCGATTAGAGATGTCCATCAGGTCGCTAGATGCTTTGCAGCAGGCGCTGATGTTGTCACCTTGCCTATTGGTATCTTCTGGAAGATGTACGATCACATTCTTACACGTGATGGTCTCGCCAAGTTTGATGCTGACTGGGCAGCACTACAGGGGAAACTTAATGGATAGAGACAAACTGAAAATGATGGTCAGGGAACTCAAGACCCTAGTTAATGAAATTGAGTCAGAGGTTTTCTCTGATAAAGATAAATACACACAGAAGAACCCCGAGCGCACCTTGGGATACGTACTGTGTAATGATGACGACGGAGACCCCGATTGATTATGAAAACCCCTGGATTTTTGAAGGACACCCTTTTCTATCTGAGGACATTGACGACTATTTCGGTTTTGTCTATAGGATTACAAACCTACAATCTGGTAAACAGTACATCGGAAGGAAGTATTTCTGGTCCTTCCGAAAGCCTAGAGGTAAGTCTAGGAGAGTTAAAAGTGAGAGCGACTGGAAAAAATACTACGGGAGCTCTGATCTTCTTAATGAAGAACGCAAATCGCTGGGGAATGATGCCTTCAGAAGAGAGATACTCTCTCTACACCGTACCAAAGGCAGAACAAACTATGAAGAAACCCGTCAACTATTTCTAAACAACGTACTGTCCGAGGATTATTACTACAACAGTAATATTCTCGGACGTTATTATAGGAAGGACTATCACGACGCTTGACAATCAAGGCAACTCACATATATAATTACTGAGTTGGTTACTTTGGAGGTCAAACGAATGGACTGGGATCAAGATTTTGATTCTGATCAGGACTATTTTGAATACACACTTTCGATTATGGTTGACCAACTACACGCACATTTGGAAGACGGAGAACTCACTCAAGCAGAGTTGACAGCGCAACAAATTAAGGACTGGATGCAGTAAGTCTTAAGGGTCAGTAGCTCAGTGGAATAGAGCAACTGCCTTCTAAGCAGTCGGTCGTAGGTTCGAGTCCTACCTGACCCGTTCCCGCAAGGGAAATCACAGTCTAGAAGTTGAGGTATTACCTATGCCTATCAAGAAGTCAGATCTATCGTATCTGAGGTCCGTCGTCAACGGCGATGTCGCACTTGATCAGGAGAATCCATCCTTTTTCAATCGACTATTTCGCTGGTACGAACAGATCGGAGTCCGTTTCTACGGAGATCCCGATGAGGATTACGAAGTATTCCTTGACCATCTTGCTTCTGACATTGGTGCTTAGCACCTGGTGGAGTCAAACCTTGAACTGTCACGAGGACCCTACGGGGTCCTTTTTTTGTGCTATGATTTGGAGGTCCAACAGAGACACTATGCAAGTCTTACTAGAACGTTTCCCGTATCGGTACGTTGAGTGTGGCACCTTGGAGATCAATGGTATGCCAGACTTTCGTATTCAGAAAGCAGATCCCTGGACCAAACGGTACAAGGATATGTACCTCCTCGATAATCAGATGCAACTCTTGACAGCGATGGAGGATTTTGAGTACACTAAATGGTTGGACCCCGATACTGTCCCTTGTTATGTCAAAGACAATGTTACCGCCTAAAACTCTCCCATCTTTCTACGTACAGGCACTCAAAGCAGCACGTGATGCTGCCAATGAAGCAGTGCAAGCATCACTGAAGGTACCTAACCTGGATCAGCAGGATGAGGGTGCTATCTGGAGACACTATCAAGGTCTCTCTACGATGTACAACCTGGCAAAACCTCTGGAGCAAGTTGAGATCCAATTTCAACAGGACCTGGGCAACCTCAACTTGAATCAGTCACATCACGATGAGTCTCCGTTCTCTGCTTTCTATGCTCCTGAAGAGTATGGTTCTTGGGGTGCTGCTGGTCCTGTCCCTATGCCTGGTGACGCAGGTCAGGATGTCATCACCTTCAGCTAGTTGACAGAACTTTACATTTCCTATATACTATTGTAGTATTTCGTTACAAAGATCAATGACTCGTTCAGGAACAATTACAACTGAAGATGGCGGACGCACCAATATGTTCGCTTCCGAACCTCGTATGTACGTTTCACAAACTGACGCCGAGCGTTATGGTTATGAAACATACGCTGAACGTGCAGAGAAACTCAATGGCAGAACTGCTATGATGGGTTTCGTTGCCGCCTTGATTTCTTACGCCTTTACTGGTAAACTGTTCTTCGGTATTCTCTGATTAAATTATGGCACTTAAAGTACCTGCTGTTACCTTCCATACCCGTCAAGACGGTGAGTGGGTAGATGTAACTACTAAGGAACTTTTTGAAGGAAAGCGTGTGGTAGTCTTCGCACTACCTGGTGCTTTCACCCCAACTTGTTCCACGTACCAACTTCCTGGTTACGAGGAGAAGTATGATGAGTTCAAAGAACAAGGAATCGATGAGGTTTATTGCCTCAGTGTCAATGATTCTTTTGTGATGAATGCTTGGTTCAAAGATCAAGGAGTAACAAATGTCAAACCTATCCCTGATGGTAGCGGCGAGTTTAGTCACGCTCTGGGTATGTCGATCTCTAAGTACAACCTTGGATTCGGATACCGATCCTGGCGATACGCGATGGTAGTCAATGATGGTTTCATTGAACAACTATTTGAAGAACCTGGCAAAGTCGGCAACTGTCCCGACGATCCCTATGAGGTCTCTGATCCAGAGACCGTACTAGGTTACCTAACTACTTACGGAGAAAACTATGACTGAAAACGCAGAACGCATTAATGGTTGGGCAGCAATGCTCGGAGTGGTCGCAGCAATGGGATCCTACGCAGTAACTGGACAAATCATCCCTGGAATTTGGTAAGTTAATTTTATGATCAAGACTCTTCTTGCTTGCGCTCTAGTTGCAAGTGCTCCAGCAGCACAAGCAGCACGCTACGTATGTAATACCTGCAATACAAATGAGCAGGTCACACTTAAGTTTATGCAGGAGCGTGGCATCAATGATAAGAATGCACTGGCAACAGTGTTGGGAAACATTAAACAAGAGTCGATGTTCCACCCAAATATTTGTGAGGGTGGTGCACGAGTACGTTATGAAGACTGCCACAAAGGCGGTTACGGTATGATTCAATGGACAACACAGTCTCGTTATGTAGGACTGGGTAACTTCGCAAAGACTTATGGGGGTGATCCATCCACCCTAAACACACAACTGCGTTACCTGGTGAACGAGACACAATGGTTGACGATTGAACCCAAACTAAAAACAGAAGGTCAAAGTATTGAATGGTATATGACGCACGCATACACCTGGCTGGGGTGGGGCGTGCACGGGAACCGAACCACGTATGCGTATCAATACTTAAGTAATCTTACTAAGGGGTGACTTCGGTCCCCCTTTTTTTAATAAATATCTACATCAACTTTTATTACGAGTGAGATACAAACTTCAATACCAAGACGACCGTGGTCGCTGGACGAATATGAACAAGTATCGGGATCTATCAAAGATCAAAGCGAACTTCTATCTTGACTTGTGTAGACTTTCTCAGTCTATGGTGTATAATCCAAGAGAAGTACGTGCAGTATTTGATGAGTAATGATTGGCGCTACAGCAATGAGAGGATGGAACTCCGTCAGGAGGTCTTCACCTTGCTGAGACAAAAGTATTTTACACTAAAGCACGCGAAGAACTTATACGAGTTCTGTCACGACTGGGTTAGTCAAGGAAACACCTCAACAAAAGGTGCTGAAAAAGCATTCCTAAAGTATGTGGACTCACTGACATAACCCTAGTAACAAACACTCAAAGTTGTCTAGATACAGGTAGTACCAATGGAACAAGAGTTAGACCTTGCAGTCTTGAATAGTCGCATTCATAAAATAAAAATGGATGAGTTATTTCAAGAACCATCAACCTGGGAGGATGACGAGCATTGGTACGGTCAAATGACCTACGACTATAACGACGACCTATGAAGTTTCTATTCGCACTTCTCGCTACAATTTTCTTTGCTGCACCTGCTTGGGCAGTAGACGTACAGATGGGTTATGATGGTAACCTAGTGTTTGAACCTAGTGAAGTAACCATCTCTGCAGGTGAGTCGGTTCACTTTGTCAACAATATGCTTCCTCCTCACAATGTAATTGTAGAGGATCATCCTGAACTTGATCACGAGGCACTCGCACTGATGCCTGGTGAAGAGTTCGATGTCACCTTTGCTGAGGCAGGAGACTACACATACTGGTGTGCACCTCACAAGGGCGCTGGTATGATCGGAACAGTTCACGTTAATTAATTCTATTATGTCTTTCAACGTAACTATCAAGACTGCTGATGGAGATCAGACAGTTCAAATCGAAGGCGATGAGTACATTCTTGACGCTGCTGAAGAGGCAGGAGTTGATCTCCCCTACTCCTGCCGTGCTGGTGCTTGTTCTACTTGTGCTGGTAAGATCCTATCAGGAACTGTCAACCAAGATGATCAGTCCTTCTTGGATGATGATCAACTCGAAGCGGGGTTCGCTTTGCTCTGTGTAACGTACCCCACATCCGACTGTGTTGTTCAGGCTAATGCGGAGGAAGCACTGTACTAATGAAACGTATAAACACTGTACTATTAGAATTGACAGTGGGTATTTTGGACGTTCTCTATAGAGAACGTCACTTTCAACGTTTCTGGGTGCTAGAAGTTATTGCTCGTGCACCCTACTTTGCCTTTCTTAGTGTCCTGCACTTCAGGGAATCATTGGGACTGCGTACGCCGTCCCATTTTTTGTTAATGGCAGAGCATTTCAGACAGACAGTAAATGAAACGGAACACTTACAAGAAATGGAGAGACGTGGAGGCGCTCGCTATTGGGTTGATCGCTTTCTCGCTTATCATCTGGTTCTTGTCTATTACTGGTGTAACGTGGGGTATTATTTTATTGCTCCTAAGTCTGCTTATCATCTAGCAGCAGAGGTTGAAAAGCACGCTACACATACGTACGAGTTCTACTTGTTG